ATGATGATGAATAGAGAGATTAGCAATTTGATAAAACCACAGAAAGAGATTCTGCTCAATCCCATGCAGATGGCAGCTGTTCTGGCAAACCATCGCTATAAAATTCCTTATATCACAATAGAAGCGGCGAGGGGGTCGGGCAAGTCTACTGTTTTGGGGTGGTTCTTAAAGGAAGCCGTAAGGCAGATGCCACGCTCTACAGGTGTGATTGTGGGGGAGACCTTTGTGCAGATAAAGTCCAGAACCCTGCCATCTACCAAGGAGGGGCTGGAGATGTTTGGGCTGTATGAAGGTTATGACTATGTAGTGGGAAAGAGCGGGGTATCTATGGGATTCGAGCGACCATTCCAAGCGCCCGACAGCTGGAATAATGTAATTCATTTCAGAAATGGCGCCATTGCGGTGATGGTTTCGCTGGACAATCCCAATTCAGGAAGGGGATTGAATTCTTATTGGGTAATGGGCGACGAGGCTGTATTGCTTACCTACGACCGATTATTCAATAATGTTTTGACAACTAACAGGGCAAAGAAGGAAATATTCAAAGGCAAATCTATGCTTCATGCCGAGATATTCGTTTCTTCCGTGGCGATGACCAAGAAGGGGGAATGGTTTACTAATAGGGAGAAAATGGCAATAGAAAACCCAAAAGAGTATACCTTTATCAAAGCATCTTCGAAAGTAAATATTCACAACCTAAAGCCTGGCTGGATAGAGAAGATGAGAAGGGAGGCACTTTCAAAGACTATGTTCGAAGCTGAGATATTGAACATCCGCCCTGGGAAGATTGCGGACGGCTTCTATGCACAGCTGACCAAGAACCATTATTATAAGTATAAATACGATATTGATGCTTTGGGGGATTTGACAGAAAACTATGTGCCAAGCAGTAAGTATGACACTGACCTGGTGCGTGGTGTTCCGTTACAATTCAATTTGGATTTCGGGGGAAGAATTAACTGCGGGACAGTATCGCAGTATCTAGAAAGCCAAGGAGAGATAAGGTTTATCAAGGAGTTCTTTGCGAAGAACCCTGATAAACTTTCCGATATGGTTAAGCAGTTCATCGACTACTATAAACACCACCAATCCAGCTGTAATGTAGTGCATCTGTATCACGACCGCTCTGGTTACAAGTCCGAGGCGAACTCCAAGACTACATTGGCAGAAGATGTAGAGAATGCGCTCCGTTCGGCGGGCTGGATAGTGATTAACCAGACACCGAACACGAATAATCCCGAGCATATACAGAAGTTCAGATTGATTAACGAAATTCTTTCCGAGCAGAATCCTCGGCTTCCTATTGTTAGGATAAATGAAAACCAGTGTCCAAACTTGATAATATCAATGGAGAATGCACCGCTGACGAGCGATGATGCATTTAAGAAAGACAAATCCTCCGAGCGAAGCAGTACAATTCCACAAGAACATGCCACTCACTTTTCGGATACGCTGGATTATTGTTTGTTTTGGCAGTTCGGCTATCTTTTGGATTACGACTACTCCGATTCCTTTATTATTACCAACATTTAAAAGCTACAGGGGTCTCCTCATTCCGAGGGGATTTTTTTGTTTTTGGCTTTCCAGCATTTCGGGAAGTCCCTTTCATATTTCGGTAAAAAATAAAACTGCAATTGTAGAAAAAACTAAGGCGGCTCGTGGGTTAATTCGCGCACTTTGAGAAAAAAATAAAAAAAATATAGGTTAAGGGATTGATAAACAAATGATTAGTTTCAAAATTTTGAGAAAGAGCCTTGTTTTTTCGTGTTTTTTGGTGTGTCTTTTATGCTTTCAGTGTGTTGTTTGATATTTGCGGTATGGAAAAAACGCTGTTTTTGTCTGATGTTCTCACGGAAATGAAAAAAGTAGATGCCCGCAAAAATCCTGTTCCTTTTTCTCTAAAAATTAGAAGTTTTAACCTGCAAAATAAAACGGGGGGAAAATTGATAAGTTACGAGGATGCTGTTTTGCTTCGTCCTCCTGCGAAAAAAGGGGCGGTAAGGCTGGCGGATGAAACGCCCTTTAAAAATCCTAACCATTGGGAAAATCGCACTAGGAATATCAAACTAAAAAACGGCGAAATAAAGAAAATACATATTATTTTCATCGAGGAATTTAACGGCAAAAAGGTGGTTTTTTAATATTGATAAAACATGGAGCTTACAAAAGAAAGAAAACATAAAACAGGAGCTTATTATACTCCAAAGGAGTGGGCGAATTTAGCGGTAGAATATTTGAAAAAGACCTTAAATAAACCAATTGAAAAATATGTTTTTTATGATCCTGCTGCTGGGGAGGGGGCTTTGTTGGAAGCCCTGCCCGAAGGATGTGAAAAATACGGCACTACGCTGGAAGCGGAGGATGTAGAGATTTTGAGAAGCAAAGGCATTCCTGCGTGGCAGTTTGATTTTTTAAATGATAAAAACATTAATCATCTGCCTCATGCTTTGTTTGAAGCTGCCCAGTTGCGGCGTTTAATCATTTTTACCAACCCGCCTTATATCAAGGTGACAACTGGACACGCCAGAGAAACCTATCCTACGAATGATGCTGTGCAGTTGTTCTATTATCGGTGTGCTTATGAACTCAATGCCAGTGTGATAGCAGGGTTTAACAAAATGGATATCTGGCAAGCTTCAAGCGGAAGTATATTCAGGGAAAATATGGGTATCTATTATAATGCGAAGGCTTTGTTTATTACTCCAAGCATGTCTTGGGAAGGCTTAAAGGGTAAGTTTCCTATTGCTTTTAATATTTTAGATTATGGAGTAGACGGCGGGATGAAAAAACTCTGTTATAATGACTATACTTTGGAGGAAAAAGAAAAAATAGAGTTTAAAAACGGGCTTTACCGCCATGTTTCTGGAGAGAAAAAAATGACAGATAAAGAAATGGATAATTTCTTCACAGAGCATGTATGGAAAAGAATACATGGAGAGGGAATGACCATTATTGCTGATGTTATAGAGTAAAAAGAAAATAATAGAGCTTTTTTATGTCCTGTTATTTGGGGTGTTTAGGCTTTATTTTTGTAAAAAAAATAAATAAAAATGCAGAAAATAGACAATGATACCTATATAGTAGGGGGTAATTCTGTGGTGAGTTTTAGCGGTGCTGCCAAAGGCGCCAGCGCAGAACCTCACAGCGTTGCGAAAATAAACGCATCGGCTACGGATTCCAATAACTGGTGCAACTGGGGCGATGATAACCAATATCCTAAACGCCTGATGGAAAAAGTGGCGATGGTGGGCGCTGCTTTGGGCGGATTGGAGGTGCTTACTTCGGCTCATTATGGGCTGGGGCTGAAGGTTTTTGAATTGATAGAAACCGAGGGCGACGCAGAGTTTAGGGAAAAAATCCCAAGCAGTGAGCCAGATATCTATGATTTTTTTGATAGAACGCAGTTTGAATTGGTATTGAGCGATTTGGTGGCGGATTTTGAGTGCTTCGGTATTGCTTTCCCAGAATTTCTGCTGAGTCCAAACGGCGAAAAAATTATTTCTGTATCAAGACAACAGGCGGGGTTCTGTAGGTTTGAAAAGCCAAAAAACGGCATGATAGAAAATATCTACATCAATTCTGCGTGGGGCGAAACGGATATTAACGAAAAAGATACCATAAAGGTGCGATGCTTCGGGCAGAATTTGTCCATGCAGGAAATTAAAGACTACTGCAAGGCGAAGAAAATCAGCAAATTCATTGTTCCGATTGTGAATACCTTGATGATAGAGAAAGTTTATCCATCGGTCGGCTGGCATTCTTCGTTCAAAAACGGCTGGATGGATGTAGTATTGTCCGTTCCAGAGTTGAAAAAACGAATGTTTGAGCAGCAGTTTAATTTTAAATATATGATTCATATCGCTGATGATTTCTTCATTCATAGATACGGAAAGGATGAGTGGGCGAAGTTCGACAGTGAGCTGAAAAACAGATACAGAGAAGAGCTGGTAAACAGCATAGACAAAGAGATGACGGGGAATAAAGGAAGCGGAAAAAGTTTGATTTCTCCATTTTTTAGGGACAAAAACTCGGGAGAGCTGATAAAGGGAATTCAGATTGAGGAAATCAAGCAGACACAGGCTGGCGGTGATTTTCTGCCCGATGCCAGCGCAGGAAACTCGGAGATTTTGTTCTCTATGGGGGTAGATCCAGCCCTTTTGGGTGCGGGCGTTCCTGGTGGAAAAAACTTGAGCGGTTCTGGTTCTGATAAACGGGAGGCATGGACGATACTTTGTGCGAGGCTTCCGAGGAAACACGCCCGAACACTTTGGGTTTTTAGGCTAATTCAGAAATGGAATAACTGGAACAAAGACCTCGTGGCGAAATTCCCGAATATCAATCTGACAACTTTGGACAAAAACCCAAATGGACAAGTGGCAGTTAAGAATTAAATTACCAAAAGTAAAAGTTTCGTAATCAGTGCGGAAAATATAGTAACAATGGAAAAAATAACAGAGCAGAAAGCCAGAGAGCTGGTGAGCTTTCCGAAGAATTTTGATTTTGAATTGATAGACCAGCAGTATGGATTTGAGAGAAAGATTTTCTCCTTGGTAGACAAAGAAGTATTCCAAGAGCTGGAAACCTCCAATCCAACGGCTTATAATAATTTGGTAACGGCAGGGCTTCATTACAGCTTTGTTTTGTCGCTTCCGAGAATAAAGGTTCATCTGAGTAATTATGGAATTAACCAATATGAGCAGGGAACGACCAAGAACGCCAGCTGGTGGGATGTTCGTGACTTGGCTTTGAGTTGGCTCAGAAAGGCAGATTTTTATTTAGCAAAAGCCTTGAATCTTTTGGCGGAAAAACAGGAACTGCCTTTTTTCAAGAGAAGTTTCTCGCTTCTGCCATTTTCTGAAACGGGATATTATTTCGGAGAAACCTCTCCAGAGGTTTACCTGCGTTTGTCAGACCTGATGCGTAGTGCTTTGGATGAGTTTCTTTCCAAAATGAAACCTTGTGAAGCAGATGTTCTTCTGGGCGATGATGTGCTGAAAAATTTAATAAAAAAATACTGTATTGATAAATCAATAGCAGATGCCACAGCAGAGCAGGGGTTTCTGTTTATCAGTACAGGAATCGTGGCACAGTATGAGGAATTGCCGTGGCAGAAGTCTGTAGTGCTTACAGATGAGGAAAAAATAAGATGTCAGGAACGCCATCTGAGGGGAAGCGAAAGGTATCTTACGCAAATTTGGGACTATCTGAGCAAGAACAAGGACAATTTCCCTTGCTGGAATGCCGAGGACTCTCAGCTAAAAGTCCCTATCATCGCAAAAAAAGGAGGTCTTTTCTTGTAATATCTTGTCTTTTTTTAGCACCCTGCAGGGTGCTATTTTTGTTTTTGTGATTACGGAAATACATACAGAAGATTTGCATTATTGCCCAAGCACAGAAGTGTTTGGAGGAATTCTAGTAAGGCTCTACTATGCTTCTGTTTCGGACTTTGCGAAAATGGTTCTTCCCGAAGCGGAGGGCTACGAAGACAGCAGGATAATTTCTAAAGGAAATATTTTACTCAAACACGGGAAACGCCTAAAGGCTGTGGATGTTTATCTAGACCAAGGTTCTCTATCGGAGAAGGTCACTGGCAGTGCAAAGAGATGGAAGCAGATGAGCGAGCTTTCGTTTCAGCTGACAGGAATGACGCCTAGAAACCTTGGTTTTCTTTCCCAGACGGGAAATTCTGGGCTGGTGTTTTTTGTCTCGGATAGTAACGGCAGAGTTTGGGTTCTGGGGAATCTTAGGAACGCTGCATACCTTACCAGTGGAGATGCTACTTCTGGGAAGAAATTCGAAGAGGACAACATGGTTAATTTCACTTTTTCAGCCAATACAGGGCTGTATGAATATGCAGGAAGCATCGCTGAAATAGGAGAGGAAGAAAAGAAAAAACAAGTAGGAGGATTCTCCAGAGGGTTTAATAAAGGATTTAGAATATAAATAAAGAAACAATGAGTAATGTGTCTACATTGGAGGAAATTAAAAAGCTTCTTCCAGATAATAATAGCGGAGCAATTACAGAAGCAAAACTCAGAGAAAGTTTTGAGAAGACTTTTTCTGAAATAGATAGAAAAGCAGATTCATCTAGGGTAGAGAGCATAGAATTGGCGCTTCCTCTAGTTGCGACCAAAGAGGAACTGAAAGCTATTGAAAATAAAATAAATAGTGGAGGCGCTACACCTACACCTGCTCCGACTGTAAACAACAAACTCGCTGGAAAGAAGATTTCATTTGTAGGAGACTCTATAACTAACTTTGGAGACACTTCTAAGGAATATAAGACTGCTACTGGCTTCACTTTCAATGATACATGGGTAGGTCAATTATTGCAGCTTACAGGAGGAACTAAAGGAAGTATAGATGCTATTTCTGGTACAACAATGCAGGCTACCAAATTAACTGATGGGTCTTACTATAATGTTACTTTAGGTAGAACTGAATTATTAGCAGAGGATAGCGACTATATCTTTATATTAATGGGAGCTAATGACTTAAGGAATGATGGAGTTGCAGGTCACAGTAATAACTTAGGGACTATTAAGCCAAAAGGAAGTCTAGGAACCTGGGATAACAACAACACTAATTTCAGAGAGTTCACAGGAGCATATCAATTATACCTAGAGAAGCTGCTTAAGAGACATGCTAAGGCAGAGGTGGTTCTTCTTACTCCATTAAAAGCGTTTAGCGAGAACTCAGAGGCAGATATAAGTGCAGTAGTAGATAAGTATGCAGATAGGGTAATTGAAATAGCAAAACTTTATGGTCTTAAATATATCGATACAAGAGAGGTAGGATTTACAAACTTCAACCACCAATTATACTATTCAGATGGTCTGCATCCCAACAAAACTGGACATAGAAAGTTGGCTAGATTTATAACAGAGAAGATTTTAGAATTTGGAATATTAGGAAAATTAAATGCTTCGGATTACTACACTAAAACCCAAATAGATGAAAAACTAAAAGCCCTGCCAAAAGGGAATGGGTCTACATCTTCGGGGGACATTGTTATAGGTGGTGCTAATCTCTTGAAAAATACAGCGCTTCCGCTATTTGCTCCCAACAATACATCTCTAAGTGATAGCACTGGTATATCAGCTGTTATGAGTGATGCTACAGGAAGTTTTGTGAGGTATACTCCTGCATCTCATCAAGTTGTGGGAGTGTATGGGTTTGAAGTGAATGGATTAGTTGCAGGAACTCACTCTAGAAGTATGGATTTTAGACATTCTCACACAGGGAATGTTACAATTTGGGGGCAGAGTATTCCGCCGAATGTTTGGACTAGGGTAAAGCAGGAAGCTTTTAATTTGGACAGCTCGTGGATGGGAGCATTTACTTCTGATGTTCAAGGAGTCGCTATAGACATTAGAAATTTTAAACTAGAAAAAGGAACAAAAGCCACTGACTGGGTACCTCATATTTCTGAATATAATCTTGGAAACTCGGATACCATGGTAGACACTGTTCTGCCTTGGACACATGATTTAGAGGTTGTAGGAGAAAAGAATGGTGCTAATGACCGAGTAATCTACAAGCTCCCAAGAATAGAAAGTTTTGCTGAAATATTGGAGTTTAGACTTATTCAGCGTAGCGGCACAGTTACCGAAATAAAAGGCTTGAAAGTGATAACGACCAGCACGGGCAGAAAGGGTATTCCGCTGAAAGCAGAAGAAATAGGAGACCCAGTGAAAGTGTATGTAAAAGCTTTGTTGAAATAAAAAATAATTTAAAAAAAATGAATATAAAAGAATTTATTGTGGACAACCTGGTGTTGTTATACAAAGGGAGTTTTTCGCAGAAGTTGTTGGCATCAGCACAGTTGTCACTAGCGCCAGCGGCAGCGCTGACTCTCACGGAGCGAATTAGTGGATGGTATGTAGAAAGTGAATTTTTCCTGTTCTGCTTGTGTGTGGTTTTAGCGATAGACCATGTTTTAGGCAGTTATGTTCATTGGAAAGTTCACAATGATTTCACTTTTAAAGACAATCTTAAAGGTCTCATTACCAAATTATCTATCCTGCTGGTGGGCTTTATTACCTTATCAGTTGTGAATAAGGTTCTGGAACCGATAGAGTTTTTCAAGAGTTATTTCAGCGTGTTGGTTCAGCTCATGGTTATTCTCTATCCTGGTTCTTCTGCACTTACGAACATGTCAGTTCTTACTGGGGGAAAATTCCCGCCGAGCGGACTTTTGGATAAAATAAAAAACTTCCACAATAGTGGAGATATTGACGATTTAAAAAGCAAAAAAGATGAAAAGTAAAATCAGCCACAGAATAGGATTCTGGCTCCTGCTTGCTTGTCTGCTATTGTCCATGGTAAGCTGTGGGAGCCGAAAGGCAGTCCTAGAAAAAGAGAAGTCAGAAGTCAGCATTCACGAAGCTGAAAGAGAGAAAAAAGATTCCACGGGAATTTCCCAAACCAGGGAACACGAGGAATATAGCAGTATCAGTATGGATTCTGGTTTTAGTATTACTCCGATCGGGAATACACCTGCGGAATTTTCATTTTTCTACAATGGTAAAGAAGTCAAAGGAAAGACCACAGGGAAACTGGATTTTAATAATAAGAAGGATTTGTCAAACAAAAAAACTGATACCTACAAAACAGATACTGTTGCAGTAAGCACCGATAAAGAAAAAGAAACCCAGACTAAAGCAAAAACAGAAACCAAATCCAAGCAGACCGAACGGAGGGAGAGCTGGTGGGTTTATTTCGTAATATTTGCTGCGGGAGGTCTATGCTGGGAATTTTTGAGAAACAAGATATTTTAACCTTAAAAAATTAGAACATGAGTACATTAGATGCCTTAGGGCTTATTTTCATCGGAATTGGGATTGGTTTTGCGCTGACCAAAGGCTGGCAGCTTCATAAGTCCATTAAGGAGAAAGTCCGCAGAGATGCCGAAGAAACCGAAAGAAAAAGAAAAGAAGAACAAAACCAAAATCCGTAAATATGAAAACAGTATCCCATTTTAGAAACAGATTCGGGGTTCCCAATCCTGCGGGGGCTGGTTATTTGGTAACCATAGACCTGCCGTATCCTATGCGATTGGCTTGGGACAAAAACCAAATAGTAAGAAAAATAACCTGCCACAAGGAAATAGCAGAGCCGTTGAAAGCCGTATTTTCTGATATTCTGAAACATTACGGACCAGATAAAATCAGAGAATTGGGCATAGATATTTTCGGAGGCTGTTTTAATTTCCGAAAAATGCGTGGGGGAAGTGAGTTTTCAGTGCATTCCTGGGGACTTGCCATTGACCTTGACCCTGAAAGAAATCAGCTGAAAGAAACAGCCAGAACAGCCCGTTTTGCCCGACCAGAATATAAAGCGATGATTGATATTTTTTACAAACACGGCTTTATTTCACTCGGAAGGGAGAAAAACTACGACTGGATGCATTTCCAGTGGGAAAAATTTTAGTAAAAAATGAATCAAATCAGCGTTCCAGACTGCTGGGAGGAGCTTACGGATTACCAGCAAAGAGAGATTATCCATATCA